GAGATCGCCATATCCATTCCATGGAATCAATTTAACTGATGCATCAGCAATGCCAGTTTCTTTGGCTACTTCCTGAGATAGATCAAATGCCTTGCCAGCATCTGGATGATTGATTGCTGCGCCTAATTGAACCCAATCAAACTCTTTAACGGTATTAAAAATGATTTCTTTGCTAATAGTTCCTATGCCAGATGGGAGCCGGAAATCATCGGCTAACAACAAAATTTTCTTTTTTGCAGGCTTGTTAGGATCAATCTTTTGTAACTTTGGTAACTGCATTTATTATTCCTTATAACTTTATTATAAATATGTACTAACCTAAAATAACCACCGGTTTATTGAGCTTTTTGCTATCATTATAAGCTGTTTTCAATACCGGGTCTAATGCTTCTTCATTTGTTAAAATCATCATGTAATCACAATGTTGTGCAATTAGTTTCATGCGATGGTGCAGCTGGCTGAAATGATACTTTTTACCGTAATATGATTCTGGCATTGCTGAGTATAAATTATATCCTGAGAACGATGGATTATATTCTTGATATTGTATTCCAAATTCTAATGCATACTTACGTACCATACTATTAGCACCTTCAGCACCGCCGGCGCCTATCACTACTAATCCTTCAGAAAATTTCTGTTTAAGCTGCTGCAGTGTTTGTTGAACTTTGCGTTTATTCTGCCAACCCGTATTGCCGATTACTGCTACTTTAGTCATTTTTCTTGTCACGGATAAATTTAACACCTTTTGGCATATGACCATACACCGTACGGAGCATTGTTTCTAACAATTGTCGATTTTCTTTACTCGAATGGCCATCATGATCTGTAAGTAAAACATAATTGCATTTCTCCCATCCAGAACTGAATGATTTATGTTTTTGTATTTCAAATTCATACAAATATGCATGTTTATGTTTAAACTGAATCATATCTTATTATAATTATTTTTCTTCACGAATCCTATTTTCTTTAGGACAATTTGCATAATCTGTTTTAAATGGACAATACTTGCAGTTTTTATCGCCTTTACCTGATATTGCTCGATAAGGTTTATCTGAAAGTTTATTACCATCTGCATCAAAACAATGTTCCACAAAGTTATCAATCTGTTTCTGCACTTTCCTTTGTGTTACTGTGCCAGATGATGGTCTGAACAATTGTACACGTTTCTGAGGGAACATTGATTCTTCTATCATCTTTCTTTTAACAATGAAGAATTCAACTATGATATTTTCTTTTGGTACTCCAAATTGTTCTGAAAACTTATTTTTATACACAACCAATTGAGCTGCCTTTAAAGGATCAGCCTTTTGATATTTATTCCACCCAGCTCGACTCGTTTTAATATCATACACATAAATTGTGTTGCTAGGTATGTGTCGTATAACTAAATCAATAAAACCATATAAATATACCGATGGATTGTTTGTAGATGCTTGTGTACACAATTCTACTTCTATTCCAACCAATTCATAATCTTTAGTAGAAAAATACTGCTTACGCCGTTTCTTGAACCATTCTAGTATTGCAACACCATCTTCAAGATACTCTGCTAATTGTAAAGGGTTAGAAAAATGGTTTCCTGTTTCACCAACACATTTAGCATATTCTTCCCGTAACTTGTTTGTCAATACTGCCCGTAAATCTAATGCATCAGCACGTTTAACTGAATCGGTATACATAACCTCTATAAAATGTTGAAAGGTCTCATGAAATGCGGTACCGAAACATGTTTCAATTGAAGCTTGAAATGGAGCTAATCCATCAATATATGCTAACTTCCAAGAAAGAGGGCAACGTTCATACATTGCCCATTGTGAATAAGATATCTTTCTAGGTACCGTTGTAGCATCTCGTAAAGATAGCTTGTATATAGGATTAATATAGTTTCCTTGTTTCATACATTAAATATATGAAATTATTCTGATAAATCCAACCAATGATTCGGAATATCTATTTCAGGAAACATTGTTTGTGTATGTTGTTGTTCTTGCAAGTATATGTCAATTAGATCTTTTGTTTTTTCTAGATCCTGCATAAAACTACCTTTATGCCGACATCTTACAATTCTTTTAATAATATCAAATTCATAGCTATTAAGTTGCCAATCTTCTGCAAATTTATATAGGCTATCTTTGCCTTTGTAATGTGATTGTGTATTTATGCTCATTTGGTAACTCCTTTCAACATGGTTTTTATTTCTTTGTCAGTATATCCATATAAATTTAGCAGCCAGGTGCACCGATCCTGATTCATCAATTCGATGTATTCAGTTGCTTCTAAACGACTCACTTGATAATGTTCTGCAACTTGAGCAATTAGTTTGTCTGAAAACTTATCTTCTTTTTTACCTTTAATATACTTCGCAAATACTTTGTTATTAGGAAGTAGTTCATAATAAAGTCGATATGTTTCTTGCGGTCGTAACAATCCGATTGTGTATGTTTGTAACTCATTAATAATTTCAACTAAATCCTGTCGCATTGACAACCATCGATTCACAATAAACGGAGAAAATGCTTTTTGATCAGTTTCATTCCATTTGTTCCATGTTGTCTTTTTGCTTGTTACGCCTTCGATAAAATCAAAGATTGATGCACCCTTTTTTTCTGCCATTTTTATAATTTATATTTAGTTCGCCATTGTTGTTCAAATAAAGATCCTAGACCCATTTCTAGTATAACTGCATTATCAGGAATTCCTGGCAGTTTCTTTTCTAAAACATCATCAATGCTTTTATTACGAAAAGTTTTGATTTTTGTTTTCGCATTGCTACGAGTCGATGTTTTAAACACAACCGTAACATTATCTTTATGATATGATATCGACACGTTTTTTGAATGCTTTTATAAATGTTTCTAATAAAATTAATTTTCTTTCAACAGTTAATCGATCTGCATTAGCTAATTCGATTAAATATAAATTTAGATAGTCTAAATCAGTTTCTTTAGCATCTACCTTATTTTCCATCTTTTTTCAATTTAATAGGTTGAAACTCTTCCGGAATGGCGCCACAGTCATCACAACGAAACACAGGAACTGGTACCATTGTATCTTTATCTCCCCCAGTTAAGAATTTTGATACTTTATTGATTGCCATTACTTGGCGAAAATACATCCCATCGCATTCTTTGCACTGTATTGGCTGCATATCATTTGGGCCAATATTCACATTCAATTTACTCATATTTCTCCTAATATATTAACAAACATTGCCATTATGTTGATTTCTTTATCGACGACACTAGAATCTTTATATTGAGCTTCTGCAATAATCAATATGCATGGAGCTACGTGGCCATGTGCAAACTCATCTAAGTTGTCATATAGAAATGTATATAATGGAGTAAAATCTCTAACTTTGCTATCAGCAATAATTTGACGTATCTTGTTAAATGCAGATTTTTTATCAGCTGAGTTTTGCAAAACTGCTAAAATCTCTGTCATATAATTTGCTTGTATAGCACTAGCTTTATCTAGTTGCAAATTGCCGTTAACAACAGATGCTTGAGCTGCATTAATAGCACGTCGGATATCCGGATATGCTGAATTAATAATTGCTGCTACATCCTTAATATCATATTGCACTGAATTTTCTTCTAATACCTGCACTAATCTTTTTGCTACATCTGTTTTATTCGGTGGTGTAATTGCGAAGGTCTGGCATCTGGATTGAATAGGATCTATAATCTTTTCAACATAATTACATGTTAAGATAAAGCGTGTTGTTTTGCTATACGTTTCCATTAAGTTACGAAGAGCTGCTTGTGCATTTGGTGTCAAGTAATCAGCTTCATCTAATATAATGATTTTCCATCGTCGAAAGCCTACTGTAGATGCATATCTTTTAATCTTGTCTCGTACAGCATCTACTGAGTTTTCATCTGATGCATTTATATACATAACATCGGCATCCACCGATCCGGCGATGATTTTTGCCAAGGTAGTCTTTCCGGTACCTGCCGTCCCATAAAATAACAAGTGAGGGACATCACCATTATCGATAAAAATACGAACTTTTTCAATGATGTGTTCATTACCAATATATCCTTCTAATGTGTCAGGTCGAAATGATTCAACCCACAATGTATTTTCTGTTGTTCCGAACATAGTTATTATTTTCCTCCTGTTGATCCAAATCCGTTATCACCCCGTTTTGTTCCAGTTAATGATGCAACCGGTAACCATTCTACTCGCTCTACTTTACAAAGTACTAGTTGGGCGATTCGGTCTCCTTCATAAAATATAACTGATCTAGGTCCTTGATTAATTAGAATAACACCTATTTCACCCCGATAGTCTGCATCAATAGTACCAGGAGAGTTTAATACTGTAATTCCGTGTTTCAATGCCAATCCGCTTCTAGGTCTTACTTGCAATTCATAACCATATGGGATTTCTACATACAATCCGGTTTTTACAAGATGCCTACATGTTGGATCTAATGTGAACTCTTCTGCGCAGCAAATATCTAACCCAGCTGCCCCAGAAGTCTCATACTGAGGCAGTTTATTTGAAGATTTATTTATTACTGATACTATCATAATCAATTCTGCAATTGTACTAACCAATAAGATGATTCAAAGTCTGTTCCTGTAAAATCTATTCTTGCTAGTCCATCTGGCGAAATATGCAACTTACCAGAATCGCCTTTATTAGCAATCAAAATTTCTTTTAGTTTGTCAGCTGAGAAACAAATAGGTTCCATGTTGCTAACCGTAGTAGGTCCTACCTCAAATGAAATGTTATCTGCGTTAATTGTAGTATAATTAATAATAAATTTAATATTACCATTGACTACTTGCACTGCAAAATTCTTAGCATCTGGAAGTGCATTTTTTGCTTTGATAAATTTAGTAACAAAATCATCATTAACATCTATTGCTACAACATAATCTGGTTCAGCATTAATAGTAGGAACTGCTGGAATTACTGTGGTATCTGCTAACATGAATGTTAATTTAGTTGTACCTTCTGAAATTTTCATTGCATAGTTCTTACCTGCAGCTTCCTGTACTTCAATATTAATATTTTCACCTACAGCGCCTAGCATTTTAGTCAATGCACCTGTATGATTAATGCCTAATGATCCATTCATGAATGGAGTAGTTTTCCAATTAATTTTTCCAACTACGGTTTGGTCTTGATCAATTAGATCACATCCAATTCCAGCACCATTTTCTTTGAGAATAACCGCTTCACAATTACCTGCTAGGTAATAACGATTAATAAATGATTGCAATTTACTTTTTTCCATGTTAACCTTTTAAAATTTAAAGAATTCTGCGAACTTATTTGCATCGGTAGTAGATATTGAATCTCCTCCGAATTTTTTATATGTCTTTTTATATTTTGCGTATACGTGCATTGCATTTTCAGGATCTACAAACATATCATGTAATGATAATATAACATTGAATAAATCTGTCGGAATAGCCGTTTCGAGCAATTCTACATGGCTATCTACCATTTTGTCAATATCATTAGCAATATTCACATACAAATGAGTGTTATGCACTACCATACGAGGCATACCTTCTTGTGAATAACGATCTAATCCGTCTACTGTTTGACCACCCAAGTATTCGTAAGTAAAATCCTTACAAGCCGGACAATCCATACTACAAGGCACATGTTTTGTCTTATCAATATCTACAGACTCCTTACCTTTCTTAATATGTGTCTTTCTGCGATACTCTGCATTCTTAGGGAAATACAATTCAGTGAATGTTTGTGTTTTGTAGTTACCTGAATGCAAATATGTTCCATATACTGGATATTGTCCTGGCGATGAAGAATCTGTGGATAATTGCACTCGGCCGTTAGTCAAATCATTAAGCAGTTTCTGCAATGTGGATAAAATGAAGAAATCTGATATTTTCGAAATGCCTAACAAGTGAATGTATTGCACATGGGGCTTTTCAAATTCACGTTCCTGAAGCATTAAAGCAATCACATACATGAAATCAACT